CATGGAATACGATTCGCTCACCTGGGGACCGATTCCAGACCGTGCCGTACCTGTTCATGGCAGCATGGCGGCAACCCGCTTCGTCAATGAGCCTTCATCCCCGATACCCGGCAAAACCTTCAAAGGCTCGTTCTATCTCCACTTCCCCCAGCTCTATTCCCGCCTGGCCTGCGAACTCGTCATCGGGACCATCGAATCGTCAATGAGCTTGGACGCGGAGCACGGTTACACCGACCGCTTCCTTGGCCTGGCCGTGGAACTCTCAGGCGTCCCCGTGCTGGACTGGAAATCCATGGGCCTGTCCTACAGCCATCAGGACATTTCCAAACATCCCCACCGCGTTGACGAGTGCATTGCCGCTGTCAAAGCCGGGGCATTGTTCAGCCACGGCATCAAGGACGAACCCAGCCTTGCCCGCATCATGGCCGTCTCGCCTTGGCAGCAAGGGAGGCATCTGTGAAAGTTGCCCTGCTGTGCTCCGGGCCTTCGCTTGTGGCCCAATGGTCCCAAGCCAACCCATTGGCCTTTGATGTGGTCATTGCCATCAACCGGGCCGGCTGGCTCTGCGTCTGTGATTGGCTGGCCTTCGTGGACATCGCCATTATCGACCGGATCAAAGCGGAGAAAGCCTTGGCTCCCCGCGAGGGCTACATCACGCACCAAAACCACAAGCTGCCGCCGCCTTCGGGTTGGATAAACCTGCCTTGGTACGGCAAACCCAATTCCATCCCCGAAGTCATCAGGACTGAACGGGGAGACGACGTTTGCGGGTACACCACGCCAAGCGCCTTGCTCGTGGCCCTGGTGACGGCCGGCTCCCGTGGTTCTGTTGACATTTACGGCATGGATTGCACCCCAGAGCCCAAGCCCGATTGCGGAGGCTGGACACAGACCGGCTGCCATGGCTCGTCCCGATGGCTGGCGGAACTGCCCTGGCTTCGGGCTGCCCGTGCCCAATACCCCACGATTCCCGTTGAAATTCACGGCCCATGCCCGGCCGCTGCCTCCGCCTACGTCCAAGGAACGGCCCATTATAACGATTTGCTGCCCCTATACGGCCACAAGGCCATGCTGGGGGTGCAGTGATGGCCGAGGCCGAGAAAAGCCCGCAGACTGACGCAGAACGCGAGGAACAAGCCCGCGCTGGCCTGACCAAACTGCTGTCCGACCGCACATGGCGCCTGAATAACCTGTATTGGGTGCAGGATGCCCACGGCCGGAAGGTCAAGTTCCGCATGAATTGGGCACAGCAAGCCCTGTACACCGCCCTCTGGTGGCTCAACGTCGTACTCAAGGCCCGCCAGCTCGGCATTTCCACGTTCTGCGCAATCTTCATCCTCGACCGAATCCTTTTCACGGCAGACCAGACTTGCGGCATCATCGACAAGACCGATGACGACGCCAAAAAGAAGCTGGATAAGGTCAAATTCGCTTATGACCACTTGGACGACACGGACGATCCGGCCACAGCCAAGCTCGGCGTCCTGCTCAAGCAAGGCCGTGGGGTCAAAACCCGCAACGAACACGAATTTGAACTGACCAACGGCTCCAAGGTCTGGGCCGGGACCAGCCTTCGCGGTGGCACGGTGCAAGTGCTCTGGGTTTCTGAACTTGGTTACATCGCCTACCATTTCCCCGAGAAGGCCAAGGAAATCGCGGCCGGTGCCCTCAACACCGTTCACCCTGGCAGCATCATCCTGATTGAATCCACCCACGAGGGCGGCAAGTACGGGCTGAATTACCGCATGGTGAAGCTTGCCCAAGAAGCTCCCCGCATCCTGACCAAGCTGGACTGGCGCTTTCACTTCTTCCCTTGGTGGAAACATCCCGGGTACGTGCTTGCCCTTACCGGCCCGTTGATCCTCACCGCCGAGCAAATCATCTATTTTGAGGAATTGGCCAAGGAAGGCGTGACCCTCACGGAAGAGCAAAAGCATTGGTACATCAAGAAGGCCCGCACAGACCCGGATTCCATGCTCAAGGAGTTTCCGGCCACGCCAGAGGAAGCCGTCAACGCGGTCGTCACGGGGGCAATCTATGGCAAGCTCATGTCTCGCCTTCGCCGCTCCCGCCGCATCATCGACTTTGAGGCCGACCGCAACGCCCCGCTTTACACCTTTTGGGACATTGGATTTTCAGACTTCACCGCCATCTGGTTGCTCCAATTCGTGGGCCGTGACGTGTGCGCCTTGAATTACTTCTCTTGGCACGGGGAAACAGCGCCGTTTTACGCCGCCAAGGTTGTGGAATGGGAGAGGCGGTACAAACGCCCGATCCTGGCCAACTATCTGCCGCACGATGCCAACAAGGTCGAGGGCATGGGCAGCGGCAAGACCACGCGCCAATTCTTGGCCGAAGCCGGACTCACCAACATCAAGATTGTGCCGCGTGTCCCTGACCTGTGGATAGGCATTAACCAACTCCGGGCACAGCTCCCCTTGTTTTATTTCCACAAGACGGACTGTGACCTGCCATTCGACTGCGTTGACCTGATCCTGCCCAGCGGCATCGCAGCCCTTGAAGGCTACCACACCAAGATTGACGCAACCTCGGGCGGCATAAAAGAGGAGCCAGTGCATGACGAAGCCTCACACGGAAGCTCTGCTCTCCGCACGTTCGCGGAAGCCCACGCCTTGGGCATGATTGAAGGCGTCAGCATAGTGGCCAAAACCTCCAAGCGGCAGCGCGAGCGAGACGACATTGAGAACGGTCGCACCAAGCCCCGCGTCCGTACCGGCATCCGGGGTCACATCCCTTTCAGCCAAAGATTCTCACGATGAAAATCAAAGTCCTGACCCCCGAGCGGTCCATTGCCTTGGAAATCGTCATTGAGGCCAGCGGCCACAGCATACCCGAGCCCACGCATGTGGTAGAGGGGGAGGACGGGGGCATACTCGGCGCCTTCTCCCTCGCCTTCGCCCCTGTGCTCATGTTTTGGATGGCCCCAGGCGCTCCGGCCCTCGCTTCGTTCAGAGCCCACAAAACGGCCCTGCAAATGATCCGGGCAATGGGACACAAGCGCGTCATTACCCCGATCCAAGCCGACTCCCCTTTTTACAGAGTTATTGACAAAGTGGGTTACACGAAGCTATGCGAATGCGAACTCTTTATCTGCGATGTGTAAGCTCCGAAACCCTCTCGACCCGATTATTCACATCAAGGAAACCTTTTCTTCGCCGTTGAAGGCGTTGCCGTTTGAGTCGAAAAGTGGGGAAGGCACATTCGGGCGCCTTGGCCCGAAAGAGACGAGCGCCACAGCCGGTGCACCACCGCCCACGCCAGCCCCGCCCATGACCGTTACTTCCTCCGAGGTGCTTGCCGCCAAGCGCAAGACTCGCACCGATGCCGCTGGCCGCAAAGGCTACCTTGCTTCACTCATTGCCGGCGATACGGGCGGGTACAAGAGCGCGACCGGCCGCAAGAGCCTGCTGGGTGGCGGAGGCTGACCATGGCACGCGCCAAAGCACTCCCCGAGGCAGAACAACCGGCCAAGCCATCCGGCCCAAGGGCGCCTGATGCGCTGGAAATCATCCGTCGCAATGATGCCTTGCGCGGGAAAATGTCGAATTTCCTGAACCTGTGGCAGCAAATTGCCGACTACGTTCAGCCCCGCAAGAGCGAGATAATGGAGAAGAAGACTCCGGGCACGGAAGACTTCAACGCTGACCTCTACAACACCACGGCAGTTGACGCCAACCAAGTGCTGGCTTCCGGGCACATGGATTATCTCATGTCGGGCCGCTGGTTTGAGTACGGCCCACGGCCTGAGCTGCAAGGCGATGACGACGCCAAGACGTGGTTTCAGCACTGCACCGAGGTGGTCATGGAGGAATTGGCCCTCTCCAATTTCTACTTTGAAGCCCATGAAATGTGCTTGGACCGGGGCGGCTTCGGCACGGCAGCCTTCTTCACCGAGGAAGGCGAGGAAACGCTTCTCAATTTCTGCCACGAGGACATTGGCACCTATGCGGTGGACGAGAACGCCCGGAAGCTGGTCGATACCCGGTTCAAGGAATGGAAAATGTCCGCCCGGCAGGCGGTGCAAAAGTTCGGCTTGGATAATCTCGGCAAGCTCTGCCGTGAGGCATACGAGAAAGAGAACGGCAAGAACCGGGACAAAGAGTTCTCGTTTATCCATGCGATTTATCCGAGGGCAGAAGACGAGCGCGACCCCGCCAAGATGGACGGGAAGAACAAGCCGATTGCCAGCGTGTACGTCTGCAAAGAGGACAAGCACGTTTGCCGCAATTCCGGTTACGACGAAATGCCCGTTGCTGTTACGCGCTTCCTGCGGTGGGGTTCGTCACCTTACGGCTATTGCCCGGCCGTCACGGCGCTGCCGACGATCCGGCAGGTCAATTTCATCGAACAGCAGATGGACGCGCTTGCTGAAATCAAGGCGTTCCCCCGCATCCTTTCGCCGGACAACATGGTTGATGACCTCGACCTGCGGGCTGCTGGAATCACCACGTTTGATCCGAACCAACCCAACGCGAAACCCGAGATTTGGGGCGACAAAGGCGAATACGACATCGGCCTTGAGCGCATCAAGACCAAGGACGAGGCAATCAGGAAGGCTTTCCACAATGACCTGTTTGAGCTGCTGAAACAGATTGAGCGGGAAATGACCGCTTACGAGGTGGCGCAGCGGTTGCAGGAAAAGGTCGCCATGTTCTCGCCCACGTTCCGCCGCATGGACGGGGAGTTTTTCCAACCTGTGCTCAAGCGCGTCTTTGCCCTGTGCTACCGGGCAGGCAAGTTCCGGGATGCCCCTGCATCTGTGTTCGTGCCCACCATGGACGGGCAAAGCTACGCTCTGGCCATGCCGCAAGTGGCCCTCACCTCTAAGCTGGCGCTGGCCATCAAGGCGAACGAAGACAACGCCATGATGCAGACAATCAACATGCTCGCACCGGTGGCAGAGCTTCACCCCGAAATTCTAGACAATTACGATTGGGACAAGGTTGCCCGTGGAACTGGCCGCAACAAAGGCGTGCCCACCGATTACCAGCGCCCGGTTGCTGACGTTGAGCAAATCCGCGAGGGTCGGGCCCGGCAGGCCCAGCAGGAACGTCAGCTTGCTTTGGCCCAGGGAGCGGCATCGGCAGCCAAGGACGCCAGCCAAGCCAGCGCCGAAATGAAACAGGCGATTCCCGTCTAGGGTGAGTGAGTTCTGATGCAGCCACACAATCCCAAGGCGGAAAGTCTCGCCCAGCAGCAACGCGAGAAAGAAGAATCTGAAAAGAAGGTCCGCAGGTTGTGCAAAGCGTACCTGGTGGTTTTCGGAGATTGGGAGAAAGGCCCGCTCAGTGATGCCCAGCGCATCGTCAAAGAGGACTTGGAGCAACGCGGGTACATTCACCGCACAACGCATTTGCCAGACGGGCACGGGGCCGTTGACCCGATCCGGGCGGCGATAGCCGAAGGCGCCCGCGTCTTGGTCAACCAGCTCAAAGAATTTATCCGGTACGCCGTGAAGGCTCCCCCGGAGTAACTAAACCCAAACTAGCGAGGTAACACACATGTCCGACAAAGCCACAGGAACAACAGCGCCCATTGCCCCGGGGGCAGCCCCGGAA